CGTTGCCGCGATTTCCTCGAATGCGATTCCAGCTGCTGCCGCAATTGGTGTGATGTATCCAAGCGATGATGCCAAGTCTTCGAATCTGAGTTTACCGCGAACCACAGTCTGGAATAATATGTCAGACACGTTCGTGGCCTGGGTAACCTCTTTTCCGTAAGCATTTAAAATTGATGTCAGCACGTCTACAGAAGTTTCCACAGAAGTCAGCCCTGCTATCGACGCCTTGGTTGCAACATTCAAAAGACCCATTGCTTCCCTTACGTCAACCGCCGCTGACAATATTTGGTACAGACCTCGGCTCATGTCAATGGCAGACTGACCGAATTTTACCGACAGTACCTCTACTCCGCGTGTGAGTGTGCTGATGTTAGCATACAACGGTCCGGTGAGAATAGTGCTGACCTCAGCCATGCTGTTCTCAAATTCCCTGAACTTAGTTGTGCTCTCTGAAATGAACTCGCCAATCTTTCTAACGCTGGACATAGCGAGAGTCAGCGCTGCATTAAGTCCTATGAACCTAAGCGCTGCACCATTCAGAGCCTTTGATAACCCTGCTGTTTTATTAGAAGCCAGAGTAGTAACTGTGCTGGACTTCAGAAGACCGTTCTGATAGACCTTAGTTGTGCTAGCTGTTTTGCTGAGCGAAGTTTCCACCTGACGAACCTTATCAATCAAGTTTCCTTTATAGTAGAAACCTATACTCACACGTTTTTCTGCCATGCTTACCTCTGTGATTTACGCCTCTCAATCATGTTTTTTTGAGTGGCAGATAAACCCTGCTTAATAACTGAATGCCCACTTTCGCGTGTTTTCACGTCTGAAAGTGTTTCCATTACCGAGATAAATTCCCAGTAACACATGCCCATAATTTCTTTATAGCCGCCGACCCGCAAATACAGTATGTTTATTCCCTCTCTTAAAGATTCAAGTCTTTCTACAAGGGGCTGTATTACTTGCTTTTCTTTCGAGTCGACTTCTCTTGAAAAAGTATACCACTTCTTCCCGCATTATAGACAGCATTGAATAGTTCAATAAGGTCTTCTGGGTGAAGACTTTTAATAAGTGCAACTTCCACGCTATCGTCTAACTCGTGCAGAGTCTCGTAGATAACGTAAAACCGAAGTTCCCTATCTTGCTTGTCTGCCGGGAGGTCACCACATTCGGCTAGGCAATGGGCTATTGCGGCCTCGTGTTTTTCGGTTGACCATGGTGGCATGGTGAACGGCTTGCCGTCGTTCACAAATTTCAACGTGTATTTTTGTGTCATTTATCTATCTCCTTTGTTCAATTTCCATATGACAATTTGCACATAATAATATGCATTTGTTAATTTCATCCACCAATACAACAACTGGTTTTTTTCGTATAGTGGACCTATTAATTTGAAATTTTTTATCTTTTGGATTAGTATGATGAAAATGAAGCGCGCGATTACATTTATTATAACCACATATTGCGCATCCATTTTGTTTTAAATCTAATAATATTTCTTGTGCTAGACTCAGGTAATATTGAGTTATGCTTCTTGACCAACTTTTTGGACGCTTGGTATATTGTTGTGTCATTTTTTCTATCTCCTAAAATAAAAAAAATTGGGGAAAATCCCCGAATCCTCTATGCTGGTACTGCCGTAACAATGTCAGTACAACTTGATGGTTTTGCCGTAAACGGTGCACTTTCCATCATCGCTTCGCCAGATATATTCTGGTCGTTTTCACCGGATTTCCACTGACAGCCTGGTAACGTTATTCTTGGGCAGCCTGCTCCGCCCATATCAATCTCGATTTCGAAGGCTGTATTAGCTAGTACTTCTCCAAAGTGTTCTGCGCCACCGCCGTCTAGGCTGATGTCACAGGTTCCCTCGATTGTCATTTCCCCTTCAACCAGATACGCCTTAAGTAAAGCGTCATGGTCAGTGTAAGGGGTTAACTGATGCGTTACAGTAATGTCGATGCTATTTGTGATGAAAGCAATGTGGTCTGTGTTTACGACATGCCCACCGGTTTTTCTTATTTCTCCAGCAACGTTAAACTGCAAGTATGCCCCTGCCAGGTCGGCTGGCGCAGACCCAGTAGCTGTATGAGCTGTAGTTATCGATTGACATTGGTAGTCAACCGTAATTCTGTACGGCGCGTTCTTGGCTCCACTTATTCTGACGGTCTCCGGCTTTGCGCCAAGGACATTGAAATACGATACGTCGTCAGAGTCAGCTTCGCAAGTGTTGGCTCCTATGCAGAATGCAAATGATTGCAGTTCGCAGCAACTCCCGATACGATCAACACAATCATCAATCATTGTGTCGTCGCACTGTGGAATATACTCGATGTGGAGTGTGGGCTCGTTCGTCTGCTTAAGTAAATTGCAGACTAAAGGTGAGTCAATACCGCGTAACGGTATATGACGGTCTCCGGACCCTATTCTGACGTCCTGTACTTTACATGAAACCGGCAACGTAACGGCTGATTCTCCGCCTCCGTAACTAGCCTCAACCCAGTACCAGATACTGCCTTTGAAAGGTCCGCCTAGCGTGTCTAGTGCCATTCTTACTCCTCTTTTAGGTACATATGTCGTAGTACAAGCAGTACACTGTAATTACATACAGGAATACTACCTGGTGTGCTCTTGTTTCTCTCAAGTGCCTTATTTCTTCAACGTTGATGAAATCTATTCCTGTAAATTCACACTGATACGTTCGAATTTGATTTATAATTTGGTCGCAGACATCTCTTCCAAACTCTGTTGCATCAATGTTGTCGGTATCCGCAAACTCTAGGCGGATATCTATGTACGATTCCATCTTGCGTGTCGTAGCACCTACATCATGGGGGTCGTAGGTGGTGTATGCCATATTCATTTCTAAGTACGGCATTTCGGCCAATGTCTCTGTTTTAACCTCTTCGGCCAGAAACATCGGTATACGAACGGTTGCGTTATTATTATCTGTGATATTGATTGTCCACATATCACCTTTCTCTGTGTCCCACCATGTGGTGCCTATCTTCTCTCGGATAGACTTCCGTGGGTCGAAAGATGTGTACGCCATTATTCTCCCTCATATGGGTCTTTCCCACCGCCAATTCCGCTGATGGACGGAACTGCTATCTTGCGCATTATTTTTTTGTACTTTATTTCCATGCGCTTTGGGTTGACGTATTTTACATTCTGTGCCTCCACAAGGTCTGCTGCCGTAGCTCTTTCAAGTTCACCGAACCTGAGCAATACCTCGTGAGCGGCCAGGTAATTAGTGGCCTTATGAAGCAGCCTCTCTACGAAGCCGCGTGATTCAGTCCAGTACTCCAAGTGAACCCAGCCGTAGTCGGCGGGTATCGGAACTGTACCGTCCTGTGTTAATTTTAATTTTCCGCATTTGGCGTCAAGGACTTCGACATAGCCATCATGGCAGTCTCCATCGCAATCTTTCCAGCGAAGATACACGTCTGTGCCGCACGACTGTTCGCCGTATCCGGTTACTACGCCGTCGCCGTCTCGGTCCGCCAGGTATCCTAGTCTGGACCAGAAAGTCGTGTTAGTGCCATCAAAGTCACTGCAAACTACCGAAGAGCACCTGCACGATTCGTTCTGGCACTGGCATCGTGGTCTCTCGCCGTAGTAATGGCCGTAACATTTTTTGCGCGCTTCTTCGTAAGCATCCCATATTAACTGGTTAAGGTCAGAGTCGCTTATTGACTTATTCTCGCCAATTCCTGACAACCTGCGAACTTGATTATTCGCGTCCCACGGAAACAGGTAAAAATCAGTTACCCATCTTTGTGTATACGTAGCAGTTGAAATCTCAACTTCGTATCTGCCGTACTGAGCATCAGCAGGGACAGTATAATCATAATAATATATACCAGTAGCGTCAGTATTCATTGCTGTGGGCGCCAATAATTCACTTCCACACGGGTCTCGTATAGTAATTGTAACATCTGACGGCGTGCTCTCTGCCCTAGTAATAGCATCGCGAATAGTAATATGACATAAGTAATCATCATTTCGCTCGTAGCTGCCAGCTTCACTGGTCTCAGTAATTATGTATCGCTGCATCTAATAGCACCTATTCCACTTTTTGTGTTTCCACTTGTACAGCTTCAGTGCTGCCAAGTATGCGTCAAACTCTTCAATGAGCTCGTCGTATGTTTTCTCGCGAATTTTAATTTTACCAAATCGGATTTGAACTATGACGGCGCCTTTCAGTTTTATACCTGTCAGTTCTTCGAAAGCAACCATGTAGGCCGCCATCTGGAGCCAGTATTCATCTGAGATAACTTTTGCTGTTTTCCAGTCTATTAAAACTTGCGCTGGTTTTGTAAATAGCAACGTATGCCCGCGAACTTTATATTTTTCGTTAGACACATATTTGCCTATGAAATCCGCTGTTCCAGCGTAGTCGTATTTATTACTCCACAGATGCTGCTCCAATCCTTCTGGAACTAGTTTGCAGTCTTTTTTGAAATGAGAGAACAGCTCAAGGTCTTCCTTTACCTCATCCTCGTCATTTTTAAGGCTGTACTCTGCGCCTTTCAGGTCAAGCTCAATCAGCTTATGCACCCTAGTACCAAGGTTTTGCCTATTGGTACGAACGCGGTCAGCCTCTTTTTTGCCGACTTTTAAAAACCAAGCAACTAATCCTGGTTTTCCTATGATTGATAATGTATGAGTAACTCTCAAGTATCTTTTTCCGCCAATATGGTAAGCGTTTGAAGTACACTCAAACTCAGGTGGCTCTATGATTTGCCATTTCCTAGCAGCTCGAGCCATTGCAGAAATCTCCCTCAAAGAACTCCATATACTCTTCATTTTTACGGTATTCTTTTAGTAAGTCTTCCGCATCAGCGCGCACATTAACTATGCCGCCTGTTTGTTTGTGATAGAATGATATATATTCCATTACTATTTCTCCTTAAGGTAAATATCGGGAGTCGAACCCAAATTTTCAGTTCCGTAAACTACACTTACCGGTTAAAAATTAAAAAGAGAGAGTTAATCTCTCTATGGATTTACTACGTGACCGATAGCACCTGTGTCAAGTTCTGCGCAAGCCCAGAATGCCCACATTGCAACAGTCGTGCTGTTACAGTCGACACTGAAGTCTTGGTACAGTTTTGGCCGTTGGCCGAATGCTGAACCTACCGCACGACTTGAGTCAATCAAGATTGCGATTACTTCGCCTTGTGCATCTGTACAACTGTTTGCTCCGCAGTACTCGATAGCTTTGAGTCCGTTGAAGTTTGCAATTTTGCCATCGCTGTCGATTTGGATGATGCTCGAAGCCCAAGGTTGAACTGTAGGTGTTTGCATGCGCTTTAGGATACTGGCTACGGTCGGTGAAATTATGATGTAGTCAGGGTCGTAAGGTGCAGCGCCTTCTCGCATTGATGCGGTGAGGTCGTTGATTGCGTGGTAGAAGTCTAGTAAGCTAGTGTCTGAACAGCAGGAGCCTCCGAAATTCGGGCTGCACGAGAGTGCGTTCGCCAATGTTTCAGTAGTTCCGGGTGTAGCGGTTTCGAGCTCGCTGTAGATTGTAGCGTCGAAAAATTCTGCCCAGCGAAGACCGAGAGCCTCAATCATTTTGCTGCGGTAAATTTCTCCGACGTCCCAAACGTCTTTTTCACAGATTTCGGTAACTAAACCGTACTGTTTAAGTGTAAGTGAGTATGAGCTTAGAGTGTTACTAGCACAGGAAACACATTCACAGCTTGCTGCTTCTGTTGGTGCGCCAAACTTGCTTATTGTTCGAATCTGAACTGTTAAACCGTCGCCTTTATTGATTTCGAGTCCTGGTACACAGATTTTCATCAGGTCAGCTTTACAGTACATCGCGTGCCATACCATGGACACGTAAGTATCTGCTGGAGACCAGTCTGAAACGTCAGTGTCACAGTCAGTGTCTGAGTTAGTAAATTCATAGTTTAAGAGAGCTGCGTCTTCGTACGTAACGAAATCATACTTTGATTTGTCAATGAATTTTTTGAAATACTCTGAATGGGGGTTTGGGTCGTTCGTTGATTCTGGTTCTTTGGTGTCAAGTTTGGTCGTAGGTGGATTTTTTTCAAGATAGCTCTTGATAGCCTGCTCTGCGACTTGCGTGTCGTGAGCTTCCAATTCGGCTTTTTCTTTTGTCGCGTCTTGAGCTTCAAGGTCTTTGATAGCTGCTTCTTTTAATCGAGTAGCTTTTAAGGCCTCCAGTTCTTCGACGGACATCTCTTCGTAGTCTTTGGACATTTTTATTCACCTGTCTCGTCCATTTTTTTTAACTCATCAATGAGCTTTTGTTTTGCTTCATTTATTTTGTCTGCATTTTCGCCATCTGCCTCCACCGGAGGTACAGTTGACTGTTTTGGAACGATTCCACAACCGTCTTTTTCGTCCCAGGCGCCCTTTAAAACAGTAGAACATGCTACCGGGTAAACTTCCGTAAAACAAGGTACGAAGTCTTCCTCGGTGTAGCCGAACTCTTTATAGTTGGCGTCTTCGGGCAAATTTTTTGCCTGCACGTATTCGATTTTCCCCAATATTGATACGGATACGTTTGGCACGCGCCCTGCCTTGGCGCATAAATCAACATAAGAGCTCCATGTTTTTCCGTACATGGTGTTCTCGTCGATGTGAACGTTCATTGTTGCCGTCTTGGACTCTGCGTTATACTCAGCCTTATCGTGGTAACCCACAAAAAATCTGATGTCTGGCCTAGTGTCAAATGGAAGGCTGTGAGTTGTGCCGAAATGATTAATGTCATGCAGAGTTCCATTCCAGCTGTCTATTGACTTTTCAATTGCGCTGGCCGACATGAATCGACCTTTTTTGAACATGTTTCCTTTGAGCGCTACAATTCGTCTGGTTATCATTCCATTCTCGTCTTTCTGAGAATCAGAATATTCGCCAGCACTTGATGCTTCAGGGTCTTTAATTTCCTGAATGATGTACTCTCCGTCAAACTCAAATTCGACGAACTCAGAGTATTCACCCTTGTGGCGTCTATACATGCTGTAGCAAATAGCGGCGGCTTGCTTGGTGTCTTTCGCATTTCCCTCATCAATTACGATTGGGATACAGCGATTGACGAACGCTTGCTCGCTCTCGCCTTCTTTGACTTCTGGCATTTTATCACTTTATTCTATTAAGTCTTTTTTCTTGCTCAGTCGGAGTGAATATCGACTCTTCGTGGCTTTTAGCGTAAGGTGGGATTTTTCCGGAATCTTTCAAATCTTTAGAGCGCTTTCGTGAACGCCACCATACATTAGGATACCACTCATGCGGTTTTTTAATATATGGTTTTAGCTCTGCAAGCAATTCATCAGAATGTATCATTAGGTCTGCTAGTATACAGAAAAAGACATCACGATAAGCGGTATCTTTATATAATATCCAGAGACCAAGCTCAGAAAGTTCCGAAGTCATATTTCGTTGATATTTTGGCTCAATTAATTGTGCATATTTTTGAATGGTATCGTTGACGCGTTTAATCGCAGGATTTCCGCAGTTACCCATGTCATTATGAATATTTTTTGCGGTAGCGCACGAGCCTAATTTTTTTCTCAGCAGATACACAGCACACTGTATGAGCTTTTTCTGCTTCTCGCCACCCATTATATCCATTTACTTTGCCGCCTTCTCATTAGCTTTGACTGCTGTTTTAACCGCAGCTTCGTATTCTTTTTTAACTTCTGGTTTGGCGTCTGCGCCGAAGATTTTGTCAAACTCGCCCTCGAAGATTGTGTTCTCTTCTGCTTTTGCCGTTTTGCGGTCTGCCGTTATCTGTTTTGGTTTGTACACTCCAAAGCGCGTTGTCGCGAACTCTTTAAGGCGAAGACCTGCCTCTATGTAATCGTCGCGTCTGTGGTCCATCTGGCCTTTGATACCTTTAATTGATTCTTTAAGAGAGTTTATCTGGTCGTCCATTTCCTCAAGAACTTTTTTCTTATCGGTTTCTGAATAAAACGCTTTTCCGCCTAATGGCATCAGGATAGGCAATTTTATATTACCTTTCTGTATGTCAGTGCGCTGTTCTTTCAGTTTGCCGAGCACGAAAACATACTGCTCGTGTTGTTTGCGAAGCTTTGCGTAAAGGTTGCTCAACTCCACCAATTCCGAGAAATACATGGTTTCCCGTTGTTGCAGCGGCATGATTATGGGAATAGCTTTTCCCTGCGCTGCTGTTTCTCTCTTACTGTTGGCTCTTTTGCGTGCCATTGTTTCTATCTCCTTATTTTATTTATTTTAGTATATTGAAATATTGCCCAAGCATGTCTGGCATTCTGTGCACCATTCTCCACATTGCAGGTCTCAGGAATGGTCGATATCCTGATTTATAGAATACTGGATGCTGCTCATCCCCAATTGGTGGAATGCCGCTCCATCCGTATTCATTATATAATCCGTAATATACTGTAAATCCCAGCTCATAGGCCAGGTCGCTCATTTTGCGTATGTAAATTGAATTTCTAAGATGTCCGGTATCTACTGGACACAAGTGCTTAGCGTAGCGCTTCGCATCTATGGCAGAGTCGTGAAACATCTTCCGCCATATAACAATA